AAAAGAAGACAAAGAAATGATACCATTTATTTTAAAAGAAGGTTTGTATGACCCAGGTATATTCAAAGCATTTTTCCTTGCAGGTGGTCCTGGTTCAGGTAAAACATATGTTACAAATAAAGTAATGGGTGGTCTGGGACTAAAGAATATTAATAGTGATAGAGCATTTGAAATAGGTTTAAAAAAGGCAGGTCTATCTTTAAAAATGCCTGAAGATGAGGCAAAGAAAAGAGACCCAATTAGATTGCGTGCCAAAGAATTGACAGGCAAAGCATTAGAGAATTACATACAAGGTCGTTTAGGTCTTGTTGTAGATAGTACAGGTAGAGATTATGAAAGTATAGCAAGACCAGTTTCATTATTAAAACAAATGGGATATGATTGCTATATGGTATTTGTGAATACGAGTTTAGAAGTTGCAATGGTAAGGAATACAGAAAGAGAAAGAACTGTACCACCTGAAATTGTAAAGAATAACTGGAATACTGTACAACAAAATATAGGTAAGTTTCAAAGACTATTTGGTCAACAGAAAATGATTATCATTGATAATAATAAGGCAGACGAAAAAATTATTACCAATGTATATAAACAAGTTTCCAAGTTTGTGAAAAAACCTGTAGATAATCACATTGCAAAACAATGGATTAGAAAAGAAACAGATAAGAGAAAAAGATGAAGACATTAAAAGAGTTACTAAGAAAGAGTGTTGGTAGAAAACAACCAGTTGTATTTGCATTTGGTCGTTTAAATCCACCTACTGTAGGTCATCAAAAGTTGATTGACAAAGTAATTACTATGGCAAAACGAGTGAAAGGTTTGCCTGTTTTGTATGTTAGTGCTTCACAGGATAAAAACAAAAATCCTTTAACAGCAAAACAAAAACTAGATTATTTAAAGAAGATATACCCTCGTGGTATAAAATTAATGCCTGCTACAAGCAACGAAAGAACATTTATGGAAATATTAAAGAATAACTTTGATAAAAGATATACAGATGTTTATATGGTTGCAGGTAGTGATAGAGTATTAGAGTTTAAAAAACTAATTAAAAAATACAACGGTAAAGATTACAATTTTGATACCGTTAATGTAGTGAGTGCAGGTGAAAGAGATCCAGACGCTGAAGGTGTAACTGGTATGTCTGCTAGTAAAATGAGAGCGCTCGCAAAAGAAAACAATTATAAAGATTTTAGGAGTGGTCTAATGAAGAACACAAAGGAGAAAGACGCAATGAAACTATTTAAAGATTTGAAAAATCAAATGGGTGTAAGAGAAGATATGTTACCACCTAGTGCAAGTAGTGAGAGTGACGAGTTAAATATTATTAGAGAAAATTATCATGCAGGTGACATATTTAATATTAATGAAACAGTTGAAAATTTAAAAGATGGTAGTATAGGTAAGATTATTAAAAGAGGACCTAACTATGTACAATACGAAATGGAAGACGGTGGTGTAAAAAGAGCATGGTTAGATGATATCGTTCCAACTGAGGATACGGTAAATGAAGAATTGATTAATGAAAATGTTGACCAAAAGAAATTAGTATTACAAAAGAATAGTGATAAACTAGTTTCATTTAAAAGTTTTGATGAAGAAATCAACGCAGCTTCTAATCAACAAGATGTAAATGTTGATGACGAAGATAAAGCGAGAGAAGATAATGAGAAGAAAGATAAACAAAAGAATAAAGTAAAAACACCTGGACAACCAGATACATTTGATAGTTATACTGATACTCATATTAGTAATGACCAGAAAAGTAACACTAGAAAGTTTAGTCAAGTTACACCAGGACAAGAAAGAGATTATGAAAAACTTGTGGCAAACAGAATGTTCACTAAGTTTGAAGGTGTTGATAGAGTTGCACAGGATCCAGATATTAAAAAGAAAGATGGTACACAACCTAAGAAATACTATTCTGGTTTAAAGAAGTCAACTAAATCTGCTAGAGACGCACACTTTAAAAAAGGTGCAAAAATGGATGACGATAATCCATCAGCATATAAACCGGCACCTGGTGATAGTAAAGGTAAAACTAAACCTAGCACACATACACAAAAATTTAAAAAGATGTTTGGTGAAGTTGATGAAGAAGTATTATCTGCTAATGATATTAGAGATTGGTCATTATTGCCAGAAACTATTGATATGTTTAAAGACAAATATCAAACTGACTGGAAAATTGAACTAGACAATACAATTGCTGAAATGATGAAAGACATTGAGATAGATGAAACTGCTACAGCAGCGATTAAGAATAAAGCAGATAAATCTGGTATGCCGGCAGGTATATTAAGAAAAGTATATAATCGTGGAGTTGCTGCCTGGAGAACAGGACATAGACCAGGAACTACACCACAACAATGGGGTCTTGCAAGAGTTAATTCATTTGTTACTAAATCAAGTGGCACATGGGGTAAAGCAGACGCTGACTTGGCGAAACAAGTTAGAGGAAGTTAATGACAATGACATTTGTATTTAAACACCCTAGTAAATATAAAAAGACAAAGGAAGAAACAATGGTAAAATCATTTAAAGAAGTAGAAGAAATTGACGCTATTTGTGAACAACAATACCAAGATTTACCTTTAGAAGAAGCAGAATATCAAGGTAAGAAAGTTACACTTAACGACCCAATTCGTGGTGGTTCAAAGAAATTTTATGTATATGTGAAGAACAAGAAAGGTAATGTTGTCAAAGTTTCATTTGGTGACACAACTGGTTTAAGTATTAAGCGTGACGATCCTGCTAGGCGTAAATCTTTTAGAGCAAGACATAACTGTGACCAGAAGAAAGATAAAACAACGGCAGGTTACTGGTCATGTTATCAATGGCGTGCAGGCGCTAAGGTTAATAATTAGTATAAATAGTAAAGTTATGACAAGATACACAAAAACAATGGCGGAAGCCTACAGAGAAGTCAACGAGGATCCAGTTGCGAAAGCACAGGATAAACTAGACGCAACAAAGAAAATTGCTGCCTTAAAAAAACAAATTGACCAAATAAAACAAGACCAAAAAGCAGACGCTGCTAGAGACGCAGCTGCACCTAAACCGGCAGCAGAAGCAGTTGATAGTGACGATACTGGTGGTGAAGCAGAAACAGATATGATAATGAACCAAGTGAAACAAATGCGACACTTCTTAGACGGTATTGAAAAAATGGTAGGTGCAGACGGCGATGTTGAAGAATGGGTACAAAACAAAATTACTAAAGCAACTGATTATCTGAAAACTGCTTACTCATACAAAACAGGTGAGACAAACGAAGAAATCGCACCTGCTATAGCAGGTCTTGCTAGAGCGGCAGCAGCAGGCGCTGGCGCAGCTGTGGCGAACAAAGCTATGAACGCAAGTAAGAAAATGGATCCTAAACAACATGTTGCTAAGAGTAAAAAGAATCCAGATATGTATTGTGTATTTGATAAAGATGGTAATGAAGTTAAATTATTCAAAGATAAAAAAGACGCTGAAGAATATGCAATTAAAAACCATGACAAGTTAATGGAAAACATGATATTAGAATTTACAGATGCTCAAATAAAGAGACTGAAAAAAGAATACGAACCACTACGAGGTAAAGAAACTGGAATGAATCCAGAAAAATTCAAAAGACTTCGTGTTATGATGAGTAGAATGACTAAAGATATGTTGTTGAAATTAGTTAAGGCAGATTTGCCTATAATTACATCAGCTGCGAAAGCAAGATTAGTTGTTCATCATGGAATGAAGTGGTCACAATTACCAGAAGAACTGGTAGCGTATATTGACTTAGAACAATTAGGTAATTCAAACAATTAGACGAAGCTAAATCTAAGTTTAAAAGTGTAGAACCAAAAGTAATTGATAGAGTTGAAAAAATGATGAAAGGTAGTAGAGACGAAAAGAACTCTATTGCTAATCTATTAAATTACTTAATGCCACCTGAAGTTGTTGATATGATTAGGTACAAACTAAAAATAACACAACCAAGAGGCAAAATTAAATTTTAAAGGGAGACTAAAATGTCAAAAGATAAAAACGGAATTGTGGGTTGGAACTCTAGTTACTTTGGTGAAGCAAAACCAGGGTCATTAGCAAAAACAATCGCAGATATAACAAACAAACAAAACGACTTAGTTGGTGGTAAACCAGAAGTCGCAGATAGTCAAGCAGCTATGGCTGCAAAAGCAAAAAAAGAATTAGCACAAGAGGGTAAATTACCACCTGCTCTTCAAAAAGCAATTGACGCCAAAAAAGCAAAAGAAGGCGACAAAGAGAAAAAAGAAGATGAAGACATGGCACAAAAAGAACCTAAGTCTAAAGACAAAGGTGCTATAAAAGTACATGGCGAAGATGTGAACAAAGAGATTGAAGCTGCTCAACAAGGTAAAATCAAATCACTAGTAGATACTATTATTGATATGTACAAAACTAATGAAGCGAGTATGGATAAAGTAAATCCAGTTGCAGTAAAGAAAAAGTTTGACGACAGAAAAGACAAAGACATTGATAACGATGGCGATG